TCTTCGCCACCTTGCCTAGGGCCTCATCCAATCCCCGCATGTACGCGTTGGCTTCATCCTTCGCGCGGATCGCGGCGACGTTGGCGTCGAATATCGTGAACATATCGCTGATCATCTGCATCTGCGTCTTGGCTTCATCGGCGGCAGATTCGATGTCCTCTAGCCCGGCGGCGGCATCCTGGAATCCTGGAACGGCGGATGATGCCGCGTCTCCCGCGTTCGATGTTGCGATGCCGGCGTCACGCGCGGCGGCTTCCTCATCCTCGAACGCCTTCCGTGCAATGTTCGCGCCGTCGGCGACTTCCTTGAACGCGCCCGTGGTGTTGCTTCGCATCATGCGGGTGACGGGTCCGAGGTGCGCGTTGCGGAATTCGTTCATCTTGGAATTCATCGCGTCAAGTTCGTCGCCGCCGTTCGCGATCGCCGACGCCATCTCCCCGACGCTGATCCCGTACTCGTCGAGTTGCTTGATCTGATCCTCGCTGATGGCTTGACGCAACTTGAACGCGATCGCCGCGACACCCGCGTCGGTGAATGCGCCCGTGACCTTGTCGATCTCCTGACGCAATTCACCGGCCACGCCCTGCGCCCGCATGGATCGACCCATGAAGATCTCGATACCCAACGACAACGCGGCTATGGCGATGCCGGCGGGACCGAGGGATGCGACGAGGCCCTTGGCGGCCGCGCCGATGGTGCGGAACGCGAGGATGACTTTCTTCCCCATCACGCCGGCGGCAGCCGCGAACGCGCCCATGCGGGTCTGCGTCTTGATCATCGCCGTCTTGATCTCTAATTCCATTGTCTTGACGCGCGTGCCGATGCTGCGGGTGACCTTCGTGATACGAGTCAACAATTGACTCCACGCGCCCATCATGCTGCCGAGCATTGAGATGAGTTTCCCGCCGGCCCACATGACCGGACCCAACGCGGCAACGAACGCCCCGAGGATCAACACGGATGACTTCACCGGACCGGGCACCCGTTCCCATATCGACGTGAATTTCGACAGGGCACCGGCAGCGGATTCGACGATCTTCGTCAACGCATCCAACACACCGGACTCGGCGATCGCGATCATCGCGCCCTCGAACGCCGACTTGAGGCGCAACATCGAACCCGCGAGGCCTTCCATCTGTGTGTCGGCTATTTCTTCCGCCGTTCCACCGGATGCTTCCAGGTCACCGGTCAATTCCGTCAACGCGTCGGAACCCTGCGAGATCAACGCGGCCATCGCCGGCCCGGCTCGTTGCCCGAAGATGCTCATGATGTCGGCCGTGGTCGCACCCGAATCTTCCAACTGCCGGATGATGTCATTCAACGGCAAGAGGTTGCCGGATGAATCCAACGCGGACACGCCGAGGCGTTGCAATTCGCCGGCCGTCTTGGATGAATTCATCGTGAGGATCGACATCACGCGGGCGAGGGAGGTACCTGCGCGGGAACCTTGAATGCCGGCGTTACCCAACAGGCCGATGGCTGCGGATGTTTCCTCGAAGTCCGCGCCGGCCGACGCGGCGATCGGGGCGACGTACGACATGGCTTCGCCCAATTGGCCGAGGCTGGTGTTCGCGGACGTGAACGTCTTAGCCATCACGTCGACGGCGGAATCCAATTCGTCCGCGCCCTTGCCGAAACCTGTAAGCACGTTCGACGCGATGTCGGCGGCCTCGGCGAGATCCATCTGACCGGCGGCCGCGAGGTTCAACACCCCAGGCATCGCGGACACGATGTCGTTCGCCTCGAAGCCGGCCATCGCGAGGAACGACATACCGTCGGCGGCTTGTGATGCGGAGAACGCGGTGGTGCGGCCGAGTTCCTTCGCGGTGTCCGACATGGCCGTGAAGTCCGAACCGGTCGCACCGGACACGGCGCGGACCTTGTTCATTGACTTCTCGAACGATGCACCCGCGACGACGGCGGCCGTGCCGACGGCGGCGATCGGAACCGTCACGCCCATCGTGAGGCTCTTGCCGACGCCCATCATGGCCTGACCGGTCGACGCGAATTTCTTCTGCGTCGCCGCCATCTGCGTCTGCAGCGCGGCAAGTTTCGTCTGAAGGTCGGACGTGTCCGCCCGGAATCTAGCGGTTACCGTTGTGTCTGCCACGGGTCACCGCCTCCCTTTGCTTGCCTTCTTCGACGCTTGATCGTGTTCCCACGCCCGCAGGTGTTCTAACGCGATCCATTCGCTCAGTTCCTCGGACGAGAGGGGACGGTGGCTTGGGCTGCCCTCCAACAGTTCAGCCACCGTCCTCCCCAGCCGTTGCGCTAACTCGAAGACGAATCGTCGCTCGGGGTGTTCGAGGAATCTTTTCCCGCTTCATCGTTCGCGTCCTTACCCAACCCGGACAACCGCAGCCCGACCTCGGCGATCTTCTCCACCGCCGCGCTCGACTTGGACAGGATCGCGTCCTTGTCAGCGTCGGTGAAGATAGCGTCGCCCGATTCCGGGTCGAAGCAACACGACACGACGATGTCGGGGTACATCTTCTCCATGTGCACCTGACCGGTGGTCTGGTCGTAGGACACTTTCTGCAGATGCAGCCGGTCGCCGGCGCTCATGCCCTTGACGAGGATGTCCACATCCCATTCGGGAATGCGAACGACCTCGCTCGGAATGTCGGTTGCCGCGAGGATCTTGTCGCGAAGGTTCACGTGTTGCTCCTTTGATTGGCCCACAAGGGGACGTGGATCGTTCGGTTCTGTTGTTGTGTGCGGATTAGAACGTGGTCGCGGTGACGCCGCCGGTGACCTGGAGTTCCAGCGAGTAGGTCACGACGTCGCCGACCGGGGAACCGATCTCGTACGACGTGATCAGGGCCTCGCCGGTGAACTTCGGCAGGCTCGAGGTGGAACCCGAGGGACCGTACTCGAACGACAACGTGGACACCGAGCCGGACTTGAGGTTGGCGATGTTGCCGTTGATCATCGTGTCGACGGTCGCGTCGAACATTCCCGACAGGGAGATCGTCGCGTCGGCGAGGCCGGTGATGTAGGTCTTGTCGTTGTTGCCGAAGGTGGTGGTCTCGGCGGTCTCGATCTCGCGGGGCATCGTGATCTCGTTCAGGGTGTCCGAGATCGCGACGAGCGACGCGGCGGTGCCGTCGAGGGCGAAGTACGCAGACTTGCCGTGCTTGAACGTGGGCATGTGTTATCTCCTTGCTGCTGAGACGTGGTAGGTGACAGAGCCGGATGACCCGGCCAGGGTGGACAGGGTACGGAGATAACGGTTCACCGTTCCCGTGCTTGTGATCGACTCCCCATCCGTGGCGGACGCGGAGACGCTTGTGAAGGTGACGAGGTCCGCGTAGGTGGCGTTATCGGCGGAGTGTTGCACCTTGATTGTGGTCGCGCCGTCGCGCGTGTTGTCGGTGACGTGGAGGTTGAACAGGCCACCGGAGTAAGTCGCGGACCCGTGGTCGACCTCGGTCGTGGTCGCGGACGCGCTCGACGTGACTTCCGCGCCAGCCAACGACACGCCATGCAACAAGCCACCGTCGGCTTGCACCTCGGCGGAGATCGCGATGACGTCGGCGACGGGGGACGAGATCTCGTAGGACGTCAATTGCCCGTTGGCGAGGATCGCCCGGCGGCCGTTGACGTTGCCTTCCGGTAGGACCGTGAAGGTGTTGTCCTCGTTGCCGAGGGTGCCGTTCAACACTTCGTCGGACGCGCCGGCGGTGGAATCGAACAGACCCGAGGTGGAGATGGTGCCGTCAGCCAACCCGACGATGTACGTCTTGTCGTCGTCGGAGAACGTCGTGGTCTCGGCGGTCTCGATCTCCTGGGTCGTGGTCGCCTCGTTGAGGAACGGCGACATGTCGGTGCCGTTCAACAGGACGGCGGTCTTCTTGCCGTGGCGGAATGTGGGCATCAGGCCTCCTTCTTCGGAGACTTCGGCTCACGGCTGGTTGTGGTGGATTCGACGCGTTCGATGAGGCCCTGGTCCAACAACCAGGTCGCGGAACGGTTGGGGATGTCGTCGACGAGGTCGCCGGCTTCGACCCTCTTGCCGGCGTAATCGAGTCCCGTGAGGGCTTTGTAGGTCGCCATGTATTCCTCCGGGCAGGCGTGGTCCCGCCACCCGGGGGGACGCGGCCCACGTTCGAGGTGCAGGATCACGGCGGACACGTTGCTCAGGCAATTCTAGCATCGCGAAAGGCCCGCACCGATTGTTCGATGCGGGCCTCGCGGGTGATCGTGTTACGCGGTGACCTCGACGTTGGAGGCGGCGGTGAATTGCATCCCGTCGTCGGTCATGATGCCGACGCGGGTCTTGCCGTACCCGTCCTCGCCGATCCAACGGATCTCGCCGGTGGTGCCCTTGGGGACCTTGCGGCCGCGCACGACCGTCACGGTCTGGCCCTTGACCATCTCACCGTCGGCGACCTTGGTCGCGTGCATGGCTTGATGGGCGGCGGCGCGATCGGGGTCGCATTCGTGCGGCGCGGACCAGCAGGTGTAGACCCACGACAGGTTACGGCCGGGTGATGCCGGGATGATGCGGCCGTTGTCGGTCTTGGCGACGTATTCGCCGCATCCGTCGCAGGTTCCGATCGTCGCGGTGTCGCGGTGATTCGCGCCCCAGCAACGCATCGTGGTCTTGTAGCCGTGCTGCATCTCGGCGGTGAAGCCGGGGCGCGTGGTGGTGGTGTTCATGTGGTCCTCCCTCGTTGTCATGGGTCAAAGGTAACACATCGGGGGGGTGGTGTCTCGCATTGGGGTCACGTGTCCACAATGTCCGAATTCCCCGGGAACCCCCAGGACGCCCTCTAACGGGTCAGGCCCGGCCGGGGTCCGACCACATTCGACGCCCACGAAAGCCCGCCCACGGCCGCCACAGAGCCGCCTAGCGGCCGATTCCCGGGCAACCAACAACCTCCGTCGGATCGAACCACGGGCAGTAGTCCCGGCAGAACCCACGCTTCATCTCCGGTCGGGGCGGCTCCACCCGCGCCTCGACATCCGCCAGCCACGCCAACGCCTCCGCCGCGATCGACTCGTCGTACGCCTCGACGTGCGTCACGATGTCCCGATCCGTGCCATCCCGGGGAATCCCCACGAGGCACACCGAATCGACCGGCCGGTGTTGCGACATCAACCAGCCGTAGATCTGCACCTGCCACCGTTGTTGCTGCTTCGGGAAGTACGGAATCCCCGACAGTTTGATCGTCTTCCAATCGACGACCTCGTTGCGTTCGGTGTCGAAGCAATCCACGTGCCCACGAATCCCGTCACGCTCGAC